TATTTCTCCTTCATCTGGGTCTTGTGCAAATACGCCTACCTCTCTAAGATAAAAGCCTGTTGCTAATCCAGAATTGTTTAATATCGTTCTAATTTGACTTGTTCCATCTCCAATTACAGTATTACTTGCTATAGATGTAGTCATTTTAGGACTTTTTAAAGCTGTTAAATTTGCAACAGTTTCTCCAGTTGCCAGAGAACCATCTCCAAACTGAACCTTTGTAAAATTAAGCTGTACCCCTGTTTGTGCCTTGGTTTGCAATGCTAATCCTTTTGTTGTTAAAGATAAGTTACTAAATTGTGCCATTTATATATCGCTCCCTACTTTTGCATATTTTGTTTGATGTACTGCTGTTCCATAGAAATTATTTGAAATAACTGAGTTTACTGTCTCAATTTGTGGCTTTATAACTATGTGCTTAAATTGATGGTTTGCTAAGCCGTAATAAGTATTTAAGCTTGTCGAATTATCAGTTAAAATTTGTGGTTTTATGGTTACATGGATGCTTTCATGGCTTGCTAATCCGTAATAGGTATTTAAATTTGAGTAAAAATTCAATACACTTTCTAATTTAACCCCTAAAGCTTTAATCTTTTCTATAAATACCAGAGGGTCTTGAACCATCATATTTGTTCTTGGAAATTTGTATTGTAGTTGTAAAGTTCCACTTGTGTCGGTTTCACTAAATCCTATGAAATCATTTCCCAAAATACTCCTGGCAAAATCATTTAAAGTTTCTATATCTCCATTACTTCTATTACGTCTTATTTTTGTTCTTAAATTTTCTAAATACTTTGTATCTTCTAAACCGTTTCTAAGTTCTCCAACTATATCTCCTAAAATATCTAATCCATATAGTTCGGATTGATCTATATCTCTGCTTTGCTGTATCTGTACAAATACTTGTATAAGTTCATCAAACAATTCAGCAAAAACAGAGAAATAAATTTTAATATTTTCTCCATTTTTAAGACAATATGGAAGAAAAGAGACCAGCCTTTCTGTAGTGCTTTCAGCCATTTATACCACCTGCACTTTATTTATATCTGTTATTGCGACTTGTTCTGCATTTATTGGTTGGTTTGTATTTACATATGTAATATTATCTATACTTAATTCTACCTTAATATCCAATAATCCGCTTAAATTGAGGTTTGAAATCAAACTTATAATCTTATAAACTATAATATCCTCGCCTAGTTTAATATTTTTCATATAATTTAACAATGCGGTTTTAATTTGTGTATCGCCATCCGTAGGATATGTAGAATCTACTGTTTTTGTAATTTTAAACCATATAGGTACAGATGTAGGCCTGCTAAATCCAATATGAAATACTCTTCCTTGGGTATCTGTTACATCAACTATAGTTGTTCCAAATGCTTTAATTCCTCCAGGACGTTTATCAAAAATGGCTTGTGCAACATCATTGTCAGCACCACCGTACACGAACGTTTCAAAACTGTGTGCTGGTATTCCGTTTTCTTCAGTGTCATTGTCGTTTTCTTCTATGCTTACATCTTGTACACCTGTCAGAGTGAGTAAAATGGCTTTAACAGCGTCTAAAGTTGATCCACTTGCAAGTTCTGTACTTTCTTGATACCTTGTTCTAAAATTCGTGTCCGTTTCTTCATCCTCACCCTTACTTGTTTCAGTTGGATTAGTTATGGAAGTCAATCCTATTACTGGTGTTATTATTTTAGTTATAGTATTTGCAGGTGTATTTCCAATAGTTCCAGAAATTGTACATTGTATTGGCAAGTCTATATACGTGCCTGTAATTGTCCCTTCTTGTGTTGGTAAAAATATTACTCCACCATCAGTTCCTATCTGTATATCTTTTGTAATTTTTGTGCCTGCTGTTCCATAAAATCTTTCTATTCCAATAGCTGAAAAAGGTTGCTTTCTTCCTATGCCTATGTATTTACCTGTGTTTGTCAAAGGAATTCCTTCTGCATATTTTGGGCTTCCTGCGTAGAAATCCTGTTCTGCCACTTCCCACATTTCAGCTATCAGTTCCATAAAAGGCACTGAAAGTTGATATAAAGGGTCATTATTTGTGAAATCTATATTGGCTCCAAATTTGTCCTCACTTTGAAGCCTACTTTTAACATAATCAGCTATAGAATTAAAATCTCTTATATTAAAGCCTGCATCGGTTATACCATAACCACTATCTAATTTATCCAACGTTAACGCCCCCAATCTCTGTTGGAGCTGCTTCATCTTTATACTGTAATAGTACATCAATTAGCTGTTTTTGGCTGTTTTGAGGGTCTTCTTTAAAAGCTACACCTATAACTTTATCCACGTTTTCGTCATATCGTAGTGCTTCCATTACAGCCATTCTTTTTATATCGTCTTCTATATTCTTTTGGTTTACATCTAAAACTTGTGTATAATCTAGTCCTAATCCTGCGTTATAAAATAGTTCTCCCTTTACTACACTCAATATTCCTGCTGTTTTTTGCTTTTTCTGGTCTAAATCGTCTACCATCTGTAATCTCTTATCTTTTATTAAAATATCTCCATCTTTGAAACAAATTGATCTCATGCAAGCCACCTCCTATTCTGCATAAACCTTACTAGAAGCTGTATATCCCTCCATGTTTTCTATAAGAACTCTTTTACTTGCATTTTCTCCCAATTTAATAGAATTCCCATTAAGAATCCAATTGCCATCTTGTGTTAATTTTGCGTATGCACTTGTGCCTTCTCTACTTATAATTAAATCCTGTGCAGCATTAAAAGCATTGTTTAAAAAATTAATGCTTAAAGGTACTGCTATAGCGTCCTGCAGCCCGTGTGTTCGTGATGTTTTAGAATCTTTGGTTGAACCATCTGTGACAATATTATCTATGTCATAATCGCAAAACAACATTATAAATATGTCCCCGGCTTTAGGTTGTACCTTAATTGAATAACCACCTATAGAGAAAAATCCCACTGGTATATTAGGTATAGGCTGATACTCTTTGCCTGTGTTTGGCTCAATATGTAAAGGAACCATGGTAGCTGTATTTGTGTTTGAATTATAATCCTGTACCTTTGCTATCATCATCACATTTAAATCATTCATGTTCTGTTTTGTTAAAGTTTTAAAAAAATCTGTTGCTCTATTCATTGATTCACCTTCTTATATTGGAATAACTTCACATTCCGTTGTAAAATCACTTCCATTCAGGCTATGTTGCCCTTCTGCTACAAGCATACGTCCAGAAACCAGCTCACTTTTTAAATCTAAAAATGTATATGGTTCTATGCCATGTGTAAATAAACAAGTAAGTTTATATTTAGCTGGCGTATCACTTCTATCTAAAGGTTCTACACTTATAAGTCCATGCGCCGCGTCCATAGCAAATCCATACGTGTGTCCACTCCATCCAGGGATAATCGTTAAACTTGGTCCAGTAACTATAAATAAACTATTACAATCGTCAACTAAATCTGCTATTACGTCTTGAAATGTTCCATTGGCATAATACCCACGTGGATATGTAACATCTTGTTTAACCGAAAGTATATCAAATTTTAACCCAAGTAAACTTGCTAAATCCTTCATTATAAAAGTTGCGGAGGTTCCAGCTGCATAGCTTTTATTTACTTTCATACCTAAATATTGATTTGTTATGTTTAAGGCTTTAATATGTAATACCCTGTCTAATTCAGACCTTGAAGAAGTCACATCTGTAATAACTCCCTCACATACAGAACCTATGTCATTCCCATACCCAGCGTTTATTGTTATGCTTTGTCCCCTCTGGATTGAAGCCATACTATCATCATTTAAATTATATAAATCGCAAGTAACTTCGTCTGGAATATTGTCACTATCAAACTTTGCTGTAAACTCCAGATAAAGCTCTGGAAAGGTAAAAATCCTTCCTGGTGTAAGCACTTCTACTTTCCTTCTAAATAATTCTGCTCCCATTTAAGCCACCTCATTTCTATCCATATAGTAAAGAAATACTGTGCTGCCTAAATTATCCCAACTAACACGGTCAATAGATTTATCTTCAGAACCTACATATAAAAGTTCTTCTGGAAAGTCTGGATTTAAATTATGATCTTTGTCCTCGCCTTGGTCAAAAAGAAATTCATCTAGGACTAATTTATCATTCTCTACTAAAACTTTGTCTTCTAAACTTAAAGAAGCTGTAAAAAAATCAAATAAAATGTTGTACTTAATATCAATCGTGTAGGTTTTACCAGAAAGTGTAATATCAAACTGGTAAGGTGCGAGAAGTTTATTTATTTCAATAGTTCCCATACTGAACCTCCTTAGTAAATTCCTCTGAATTTTTGTACAATGCTTTCAACTACACTGCTAGATTTGGCTGTAGGAGAAGTTGTTGCAACTTGTTTAGTCTGCTTTCCTGTTCTTGTAGGTGCTACCACTCTGGAATGTACAACATCTGCACTGCTTGAAGAATTAGAAGACATTTGGCTTTTGAGCTTTTCTATATCTGGTATAGTTATGTCGGATGTAAGGATATTTGTTATTTCCCTCTTAGCTGTTAAAACCTGTTGTAAATCCATTGTAAAAGCACATCCATCTGCCACATCTGCTGTATGCTTGTTCTCTAAATTAGTTATTACAAAATTCCATAAGGTTTGAATTCCGTAATATTGTCCTACTGTGCCTTGTATGCAGTACTTTCTTAAAAGGTCTAGTTGTTCCTGTGGGTATTTCCCTTTACCTGTAATTATGCCGGTCAAGTGGATTGTTATAGGCTTATTTTGGACATGGTCAGATACTACGCTGTTATCTTCAAGAGGTTTAGTCGTAACGTCATTTCCGTAAGTGTACGTTTCCTCTTCTACTACTGTAAAAGCTACCTGTTCAAACCTTGTTATTTTGCTTTCCCATTTTTTTACACCTGTAACAATGCCTTTTAAATTGTCTGCTATTCCTGATATATTGAATAAATCCTGTGCCATGATGTCACCTCCTAACTATTAAGTCCCATTTGAAGTTTAATAGTTGCCATCTTATCGTCAAATAAATCCCCAAAATGTTGTCGCAAAACCTTATATACTTCCTGTGCTGTAGCTCTTGGGTCTTTAGATTCATATATATTTATGCTTATATTTGGATTCGTTTCGGATTTTATGCTAGTACTGCCGCCTGCATATGGTTGCTGTCTTATAGAAGATAATTCACTATTTGGAGTAACGTGTTCTCCACCCTTCATCCAAACTAATTCCGGTCCTTTTTCACCTACTAGATGTATACCCGGTGTAGCATTATTAGTTCCTGTAGCATATCCAACATAAGTCCCGCCACGGAATAAAGGTGTATTAAATACGCTTCCGTAAGTTTTTTTAATATAATTTATTGCTGCGGCAGCATTAGCTATAGGGTTCATTATATTTCCTAATCCTGCTACTGCATATTCCGCAAAAGTTGAAGGTAATGTCTGAAGTAATCCAGTAGCGTGTTCACCACCAACTCCTTGTGAATTCACGGCTGTTGGATCTCCACCGGATTCAGCTTGAACCAATTTTAGCAATCCCGGTAACCAGCTTATAGGAGTTCCTGTTACAGCAAGGGCAGCAGTTAACCATTCGCTTACGTTCCCGCTCATAGCTCCACTAGAAAATAATCCTTCTAAGCTTCCACCCGTTCCTCCATGTATCATGGCGTAAACCATGCTTATAATGTCTTTATTGTCACCTTTAGCAAACATAGGCTGTAATATTTGTCCCATCACAGCACCCATACCATTTTGAGTTAAAGAGCTTGTATCTCCTATCCATTTAGTTACAAAACTATTTATGTCATTAGCTTGCATACCATTTATAAGTCCTTGGCCTAAGAAATCTCCTATCTGGTACATGACCTTACTAGGAGATGCTATACCAAAAGTTGTTTTAAATTGCTGTACTACTTTATTTGCTAAATCATTTACTATTGTAATTAAATTTCCTTCGCTATCTTTTACTCCCTGTCCTAATTCTGTAACCATTCCAGTTCCATAAGTTAAACCGGATTGCGCTAATAGTGACATTATATTTTTATTATCTGTAGAAACTTTATTAGTTGCTGTAGTTGATAATGGTTCTCTTTCTAATAATGCTGTTGAAAAGTTCTTAACAGAATTTTGGCCGTATAAAGTTTGCTTGTTTACATAGTCCATAACTATTGCTTTGTTTTCTGCAAGTAACTTTTTGGTCGAACTATTAAGACTATTTTGGCTAGATGCTACACCACTTCCCATGGATTTATTATTGTTGCTTAACATTTGGTTTGTCTGTTGTGCCGGAATAACTTGTGAACCTTGGGGAAGATTTACTATTTCCGGTCCTTTTTCGCCTACAAGTGCTGTTCCCCCAGTTGCATAATCTGTTCCACTTGCATATTGAGTCTTGGGAAGAAAATTTAGCATATTCTGTTTTTGATAAGATGCTACGCCTGGCACATACTTTAATACATTTTGCGTTTTACCACCAGTTGATGTACTTCCTGTCATTTTTTGTATTTGGTCAGGTGACATTCCTAAACTTTCTGCCATTTTAATATCATCAGAATTCATTTTTATGTCAGATATTTTTCCTATATTTACTCCTGGTATTTTGTCTAAAAGTGTTATTAATGCATTAATTTTATCTATTACAGGATTTACAAATTCCATTGTAGCTTCTTTTATAGAAAGCCAGGTGTTATACCAAGCTTCTTTAGTTTGGGTACATTCTAAAGCCACATAAGCCACAGCAGATGCGATTAATCCTATTGCCAATGCAACTGGTGCAGTTACAACTTCTATAGCAGCAAATCCTACCGCTGTTCCTATTAATAAAGCTCCTAATCCCCT